AACGACTGATGCCCGGAGGGGCCATCATCGTCATCATGACGCGCTGGTCGCTGCTGGACCTGACTGGGCGCTTGATCGACTACCAGACCAAGAACCCCAACGCCGATCAGTGGGAGATTGTCGAGCTTCCAGCCATTCTGGACGAGGATACCGAGGACGAGAAGTCGCTGTGGCCTGAGCAATGGCCGCTCGACGAACTCAAGAACAAAAAAGCCAACATGGACCCGCGATACTGGAACGCCCAGTATATGCAGCAGCCCACCAGCGACACCTCGGCCATCATCTCACGCAAACACTGGCGCATCTGGAACCCGGAAGAGCCGCCCAAGTGCGAGTACATCATCCAGTCATGGGATACGGCGTTTGAGACCAAGAACAACTCGGACTATTCCGCCTGTACGACATGGGGTGTGTTCTACAACGAGGAAGAAAACGACGCGCCGCAGATCATCCTGCTCGATGCGTTCAAAGATCGCATGGCGTTTCCTGAATTGAAGCAGATCGCGCTCAAGCACTACAAGGAATGGGAGCCCGACGCCTGTCTGATTGAGAAGAAGGCCGCTGGTGCTCCACTAATACAAGAACTGCGCAGCATGGGCATACCTGTCAGCGAGTTCTCGCCTAGCCGGGGTAACGACAAGATGGTGCGGATGAACGCCGTGGCCGATATGTTCATCTCGGGTAAAGTCTGGGCTCCTGATACACGCTGGGCACGCGAGGTTATTGAGGAAATAGCTGCGTTCCCTGTTGGCGAACACGACGACTACGTCGATACTGCCACCCAAGCACTCCTGCGCTTCCGCCAAGGCGGGCTGATTCCTCTGGATTCCGACGAGAAAGACGACACAACGGTCTTTCGGCGTAGGACAGTCTCATACTACTAAAGGCTAATATGGCAAACATCGACAAGGGTCTGTATCAGGCTCCCGTAGGCATCGACGCGCTGGGTATGAGCGAAGAACCGCTCGAAATCGAGATCATTGACCCCGAAGAAGTGAACATCCGCACCGGGGATCTGGAACTTTCCATCGAAAAAGACGACGAAACGGACGATTTCGGGGCCAATTTGGCCGAAGAAATGGACGAAAAAGCCCTCGAATCGATGGCTGGAGACCTCGTCGGCGATATCGACAACGACAAAGCGTCACGCAAAGACTGGGAAAAAGCCTACACGGAAGGGCTAAAACTCTTAGGTTTGCAGTACGAGGAGCGTACTGAGCCTTGGAACGGCGCTTGTGGCGTGTTCCACCCCATGATTACTGAGGCAGTGATCCGCTTCCAGTCAGAGACCATCACCGAGACGTTCCCTGCATCAGGGCCAGTACGCACCAAGATCCTCGGTAAGGAAACGACAGAGAAGAAAGAAGCCGCTGTTCGCGTCGAGGATGACATGAACTATGAACTCACCGAAGTCATGCGGGAGTTCAGGCCAGAACACGAGCGGATGCTATGGAGCCTCCCGGCCACGGGTTCTGCGTTCAAGAAAGTGTACTACGACCCCTCGCTTGGTCGTCAGGTTTCGATCTTCATCCCGGCAGAAGACGTACTGCTGCCTTACGGCACAAGCGACCTAGACACCTGCTACCGCCTCACCCATGTGATGCGCAAGACCAAGAACGAGGTTCTGAAACTCCAGAACGCGGGCTTCTACCGCGACATCGAGCTTCCTGATCCACTGAAGACAACGGACGACATTCAGAAGGCCAAGGACAAAGAAACAGGCTTCAGCGATCTCAATGATGATCGGCTGACGCTGTACGAGTGCCACGTTGACCTTGATCTGAAAGGTTTCGAGGACACCGACAAGGACGGCGAAGAAACAGGCGTCTCGCTGCCGTATGTGGTCACACTGATTAAGGGCTCCAATGAAATCCTTGCTATTAGGCGGAACTGGCAAGAAGACGACGACCTCAAGCTCAAGCGTCAACACTTCGTACATTATCAGTACATCCCCGGTTTTGGCGCGTATGGCTTTGGCCTATTCCATCTCATCGGTGGGTATGCGAAGTCAGCTACTAGCCTTATGCGACAGTTGGTTGACGCAGGCACACTGTCCAACCTCCCCGGGGGGCTCAAGTCCCGAGGACTGCGAATCAAAGGCGACGACACCCCAATCGCTCCCGGAGAGTTCCGCGACGTAGACATCGGCTCAGGTGCGCTGCGCGACAACATCCTGCCGCTCCCATATAAAGAACCCTCGTCCGTTCTGGCGGGGCTGCTGGACAAGATCGTTGAGGAGGGCCGTCGCTTCGCTTCCACTGCGGATATGCAGGTCAGCGATATGTCTGCCAACGCGCCTGTCGGATCGACACTGGCGATTCTTGAGCGCCAGTTGAAGGTGATGACGGCTGTGCAGGCCCGGGTTCACTATGCGTTCAAACAAGAGTTACAACTTCTTGCCGCGATCATTCGGGACTACACCGATGATATGTACGACTACGACCCGGGCAATGAGAGCACCGGAGCCAAGAAGTCAGACTATTCCCACGTAGACATCATCCCGGTCAGCGACCCCAACGCCGCGACTATGAGTCAGCGGGTTGTGCAGTATCAAGCCGTCATCCAGATGGCTCAGATGGCCCCGGAGATCTACGACCTCCCACAACTGCACCGTGCCATGTTGGACGTTCTGGGGATCAAGAACGCAGAAAAACTGGTCCCTCTCCCCGACGACATGAAGCCAAAGGATCCGGTCACCGAGAACATGGACATCCTGAAGAGCAAGCCGCTCAAGGCGTTCATCTTCCAAGACCACGAGTCGCACATTCAGGTGCATATGTCGATGACCCAAGATCCAAAGATCATGGCAGTCGTGGGACAGAACCCCAAGGCGCAGGAGATGATGGCCGCAGGTATGGCGCACATCGCTGAACACGCTGCCTATGCGTACCGGATGCAGATCGAGCAGCAGATGGGTATGCCGCTGCCACCAGAAGATTCCGACGAGAACGGTCCGAAGATTCCTGTCGAAATGCAGAATATGCTGTCTGGCGCGATGGCACAGGCCGCACAACAACTGCTCCAGCAGAACAAGGCAGAGCAAGCACAGCAGCAAGCTCAACAGGCCCAGCAAGATCCGATTGTGCAGATGCAACAGCAAGAACTTCAGATCCGCCAGCAAGAAGTGCAGATCAAGCAGCAAGAAGTGCAGATCAAAGCGCAAGTTGCCATGCAGCAGGCTCAACTGGCGGAAAAGAAGATGCAGGTTGATGCTTCGGCCCGAGCCGACGAGATCGAGATCAAGAAGATGCAAGCCGAGGGGACCATCCAGCTTGGCGCTATGCAGGCCCAGATGAGAACCAGCAATGATCAGGCGCGTCTGGCGGCTGATCAAGAGCGTGATGGCACACGCATGGGTATCGACATCGCCAAGTCCCGAGCACAAGCCGCTCAAGCCAAGGCGCAAGCTAACAAGCCACAAGGTAAATCATGATCCACGACTTCGCCCGCGTATTGCGCGAACAAATACGCACGGACATGAACAACTATACGGACGACATCGCAACTGGTATCTGCAAGTCGTTTGATGAGTACCAAAAACTCTGCGGGGTGATTCAAGGGCTAGCCCTTGCAGAGTCTTACCTACTAGCCCTTGCTAAGAAAGTTGAAGAATCCGATGAGTGATCTCATTCTGCCTCCCGGCCTCGTCTTGCCGCCTAAAATCAGACCGCTTGAAAATCCAGAAGAGCATATTCCCATTGAAGAAAGGGGTAAGTCGCTCCCCGAACCTACGGGTTGGCGCATCCTGTGCATGGTCCCTGATGTCTCTGATCGGCTTGAGGGTACTGACCTCGACCTGATTAAGGCTACCGCTTCGCTGCGGCAAGAGGAACACGCCACCACAGTACTGTTTGTCGTGAAGATGGGGCCGCAAGCCTATCAAGACCAAGTCAAGTTCGGTGAGACGCCTTGGTGTAAGCAAGGTGACTTCGTGCTTGTCCGCGCCTACTCAGGTACGCGCTTCAAGGTTTACGGCAAGGAATTCCGCATGATCAATGACGATCAGGTGGAAGGTATCGTGGAAGACCCCCGTGGCATCAGCCGCGCTTAAGGAGTAAGTATGGAGCCATACAAGTTTCCTGATGAGCAGGACGACAACACCGAAGTCGTAATCAACGGTGATTCGTCGGAAGTAGAAATTGAGATCGTAGACGACACGCCTGAACAAGACCGTGGCCGCAAGCCGCTTGATCGGGATGTTGAAGATCCTACGGATGAAGAGATTGAAAACTACTCTGATAAGGTCAAGAGCCGTATCAAAGAGTTGACCCACGCACGCCACGATGAACGACGCGCCAAAGAGTCCGTTCAACGTGAGCGGCAAGAGCTTGAGAAACTTGCACAACATCTCATCGATGAGAACAAGAAC